AGCAAGACTTAATGCCCCTCTACCCACCCCAGCTAGAGTTATACCTGACAGCCCTGATCGTATACCTTGCATTATTCGTCCTGCTTGAACAGTTGCTAGTCTTGAAGATCTATTTGCTGGTGCAGACGAACCAGTCTTATATTTTCCATCTTTCTTGCCGTCAGCACCTGGTAGATCAAAGCCACCTGCTCCTCCGCCAACAATTACTACATACATAGGATTAGCTGGACTTGCACCTAACTGTCCCATTCTGCCTATTATTCCTTTAGCGCCTGCATTGCCCAAAATATTACCAGTAGATGCCACGTTGGCCAATGCTTGCTTTATTGCTATGGCTGTTAAAACGGCGCCAAGAGCTGCCAATAATCCTGATACTTTGCCAAGCCATGTAGCCACATGTGCAAATCCTTGAACCACAAAATTCATTCCAGTAAGCAATACTTGAATTATTGGCATTAACCCATTCAGTATACTTGCACCTAATGCTTTTACCGCTTTTTCTGTTTCTGCGGCATTGGCTGCTGACCCTTTAGCTTCTTTATCTTGATTTCTACGTATCTCTGCAAATGCTTTTTGGCCGTCTTCTGCTGTTTGAATGCCTTTGGCATTCATTAAATTTTGAACAGCCATGCCACTATTGACAACTTCACCTATGGTGCCAGGCATCATGGTCAATGCATCACCAGTTTGACCTAATGCTTCTGCATTTTGTTTTGCACCAATCATAAAAGCAGTCATGCCATTGCCAACATCGTCCATTGAAGATTTATTGTCCATGGCCGTATTGGTCATGTTAACAATACCTTGTGCCGCATCAGGTAATACACCTGATAGTGTTCTAGCGGCTTCAGTCATTGGTGGCAATCCCAATGCAGTGGACATTACTAAATCAGTAGCACCTTTAATGCCGCTGGCACTGGCGGCATCATAAGCGGCCTTGACTTTAGCGGCATCTGCTGGAGCCATGGAAGCTAACTTTCTTTGGAAGGCTGCTTGCTCTGCGGCTTTCTTTTGATCGTCTTCCATTTTCTTTCTACTGACACCAGTGAACTGTGAAATTGCATCAAGTTCATTTAGGTAAGATGCTGTGGCCGCTGTAAGGTCAGCAGTGTTGGCCATTTGACCATTTGCGGCACGGCCTGTAGTACCAACAAAATTTAATAATCCATTATTAATTTCTTCAGTGCTATATCCCAAAGCCAGCAACTTACTACCTACGTCACTACTGATCAAACTGTTGCTCATGTTGGCAAATGTCTTAGCACCGTCAGTTACAGTTGTACCCATTTTGGCCAGTGTAGTACTGTTATTTTTTACCACATTGGTAAACTCACCCAATGTCATGTATGTGTTGGCCGCAGCCAAACGCATGTCTGTAAGACTTCCGCTGAAGTTAGCACCAGAGTCTGACATGGACCTATAAGACTTTAACAAGTTTTCTTGAAACGATGCCAGCTCTGCAAATGCTCCTGCAACCAACCCAATGGTCAAAGGAAGATTCTTCATGCTGTTGGCTACATCTGCAAAACTACCTGTACCGCTGACTAACTTAGATGTTGTGTCATGTATTTGTGTAAAACTACGTCTAATGTCTTGACCAATAAGATCTAGTGTTTGAAAAGTCTGTCCTAGTTTAGAACCAGCTTGACCAGCGCCACGAACATGCTCGTTGGCCTTATCAAAGACATCATCACTAAGTCCACTCTTTTGAGCGAAATCTTTAATAGCATCTGCAGACTGCTTGTTTGCAGACATGGTGCTAGCTAGTAATAGTCTTAGAGTAGCTTCAGTAGCCGCATTATTAAGAATAATGTCTTCTGTACCGTTACTGCCTGTTATTGTTCCTGAGACTTCTGCCATTGTTTTTCCGTGGTTTTATACGTATATAAATACTAAAAAGATTAAGAGTGTCTTACTTCTTTAAGTTATTTATTCGGAGAAAAATATGCAAAATAACGTGATGTTCCCGCCGCCACAGCAACCTGCACCAGTAAACCCTTTGTCCATGTTCATGCGACAGCCCAAAGTTTATATCAGCTTGCCCAGCAAGGGGGAATACTGGGAACCTGGTAGCATAGACATGCCTGAAGACGGTAAACTGCCAGTGTACTCAATGACTGCCAAGGACGAACTGTTGCTTAATGTTCCAGACGCTTTAATGAACGGACAAGCTGTAGCCGATGTTATTCAAAATTGTATACCCAATATTAAAAATGCTTGGATGGCTCCAAACATTGATTTGGATGTTATACTAATTGCCATACGCATTGCCAGCTATGGGGAAATGATGACAAGTCCAATTAAAATCAGCGAAGATATCGAGTACGAGTACAAAGTAGACTTGAGAACTGTGATTGATGGATGTATGAGATCAATAACTTGGAATCCAATTATTCCCATCAATGATGAGATGACTGCATACGTCAAGCCATTAACCTATAGACAAGCCACAGCCGCTGCCTTGCAGACATTTGAAACTCAAAAAATTATTCAACTGACTAATGACAATAAGCTGGACGAAGAAACTAAACTTAGACTATTCAAAGAAAGTTTTAAGAAACTAACAGATGCCACTGTGGGCATGGTCATTGACGGTATTTTTAGAATTGATACTAGCCAGGGCAGTACAGACAACCCAACTTATATTAAAGAGTTTATCAACAACACTGACAAAGAAGTGTTTAAAAAGATACAGGATCATCTGGAACAGTTGAAAGAACAAAACACAATTAAACCTGTTATAGTTCCAGTGACTGAAGAAATGAAAGCCAAAGGTGTTACTGGCGACACTATAGAAATACCATTGGTGTTTGACAGTTCAACTTTTTTCGTATAAGGCTTTTGTCGATTGTTGAGACTGCCGACATCGAACGTATCATCAAAGAATACGACGACAACACAAAAGCCTTAAAAGAAGACCTGTTAAGAATTTGTTGGTTTATGCGTGGTGGTATTGGCTACAACGAAAGCCACATGCTGAGTCCAGAAGAGCGGACTATTATATATTCTATTATTGAAAAAAATCTACAGACAACTAAAGATACGCAGATGCCGTTCTTTTAAAGTTGCATTCCTAGAAAACGACTGTACCCTACATTCTCTCGAATTCTATCATCTGTAGTTTCTGGCGGATGAGTTTTATCTGCTTGATCCAATGCTTGTCTAATGGCCTGTCTGCCATTGCTGTCCAATCCAATATATTGTTGTACAATAGGATGTGGGTCATTTCCAGACGTTGCAGGTTCAGCAGTGCTACCAGCTGGCGCACTAGGTGCAGATTGTGAAGTTGTACCTACGTTGGGTGTGGTGTTGTTACCGTAAGTATTTCCCTTAGGTGCTGGTGAAGCAGAGCCCACTGATCCAGTACTAGCCGGAGCTGTGGTGCCAGCTGGTGCACCAGTGCTAGGTTGTTTTGATGGAGTTACTACTGTCTGTGCTACCGCTGTAAAAATAGCACTCAATTGTTCTTTGTTTAATGGTTGTCCTTCATACAGTTTGCTTTCACGCACTGTTTGAAATTTTGGAGCACCTGATGCATCAGCACCTGACAACCGTTGTACTGGAGTACCAACTCTTGAATTTTTATATCCGTTTGGATTATTTTGTAATCTAGCAGTACCACTCTTGGCCTTTTGTTTGGCAGCGGCAACTTGATCTGGAGTTAATTTTCCTGTAGGAGCTTCTGGTTCTAGTGTTGGATCTTGTGGTTCAGTAGTAGTTTCAGGTTCAGCCTCCGGGAAATTAGCTTGTGCCGCGGCAATGGCCTGTTGTCCATAACCCTTTTGTTTTAGGAATGATAGCACATTGTCAGTATCTGGTTGTTGTCCAGTCGAACCTAGCCATTTATAGTACTCGCCATAGATCTTATTAGCATTTAACCCAGTACCAAATTGCCCTTGTGCTTTGCTTCTACCACTAAGACTAAAAGGATTAATTGCCTTGGCGGCAGTTTTTAGAGTACTTCCAAATCCCTGAGGTGCTTCTAATAACTCGTCAAACTTCATAATATATTCCTTAGATGAAGTTATTTATACAATGAAATGAGCTAAAGCTCATTTGCTTCTACGCTACGCTCGAAGCATTTTTAACTACGGAGTAGTTTAAGTATTATCTAGATCGTTCAGTCACACTTTGCCCTGGCGGGCAAAGTGAAATAACATTATCTGAGTCGAACATGTATCACCTAGCGTTACAACATTACAGAGGCGGTTGGCCTGTACCTCGAGTTGCGTCTTTATCCAGCGGCGGCTTATGTATATACGCTAACATATACATAAACGTAGGGCATACTATCCCTTCATTTTGCTTATTCTTTACTTTCAAACATCTAAACCGCAAGCGTTTTGCGATCTTCGTCCTGTTAAGGATAGTAGATGAGTGCTTGCTTCAGCGGCAAGACTTCCGTCCCCGTTATTATCCGGTTGTCACTAGGCACCCGAGCTGAGCCGGTGCGAGCTAATCCTGAATTATTTCTTTAAAATGTGGGAGCCATGTACACGGACCGAGATTTGTCCATTATAATAGTCTGTAGATTCTAATACTTTGCGGTCGAATTGTTCGCGGGCCTCAATGTAACTACATTCTGCTTTACTACAACAGTAGTAAAGTATCTCTCTCTTGAATTGTTCTTTGCCTAATTTTAATATGTCTGCGTTGAGCTCTAAGCTCGATCCATAATATTCTTGCCAGTCGCTATCTATCTTGCTTCTAATTTTCTTTTTCTTCTTGGTGCCGTTTTTTAATTTTACTGTTTTATATGCTGTCTTACTAAATTTTGCTAATTTCTTGCCTACGTATTTTCTATTATTTGTTAAATTAGTGATTAGGTATACAAACCCAACACAATCCTCTGGGAGTTCATTTACGATCTGATCCTGGTGGAACCACATTCTTTTTCTTACGCCTTGGCCATTTAGTAGTTTCTTTGAAACGAGCACCTCTCGCTGGAGGATTCAATTCCCAATGTTTCTTCTCACCTTCAAGGCAATACTTCATAAGTTCTTTCTGCAATTCTCGCATTTTCTTTAGAACTTTACGAAGTCTCATTCCCTCACGGGCTCTAAGTTTGTCAAACTTTAGGAACTGTGCATTGTAATTATGTATTTCTACAATCGTGGCCAAATATTCTGAGTACAACTCCTTATATTTTTCCAAAGGCTCATTCAACGTAGTCTGCACTGTTGCTGTATGATGTGTATCCATTCTCTTTCACTACTCTAAGCACGTTATTGACTCTACCTACTAATTCATCCTTGTGACTGATCAAGAACACATTCTTCTTGCGTTCTCTAGTCATCTTTTTCAGTACCGCTAAAGCATTTTCAACGCCAGCTGAGTCCATGCCAGCGTCTACCAGCTCATCAATGAACAACAAGTTCATACTTTGATAAATTCCTTCCCATACATCACGGAAAGCAAAGCTCATTGACAATATTAATCTATTACGTTCACCACGACTTAGGTTATCAAAATCTAAATCTTGACCCAGTTGTGTAATCTCTACACTCAAGTCGTTCTGGAATACAACACGATGTGGCAAGCCTAGCTTGTCAATATAGTAGCCCAGTCGCTTGTTTAAGTAACTCAAGTTTTGGTCGATAATCTTTTTACGGATAAAACTGTCTTTGTTGGTCAATAACTTTAACAAATACTCTTGATGATCCTTAAGTTTTGTTAATTCGTTAACCACGTCCCATGATATTTCTTGTAACGCTGAGTTTTTAAGTTCTTCAACTTGTTCAGCATAGGGATTTACTTCGTCTGCTCTTGTGGTCAAACGATTTTCTAAACTTTCAAGATTGTTTTTATGTCCCAGTGCTTCTGCTTCTGTATCATAAAATGTTATTGGACGCTTGGGTTGGGCTCCAATAGCTTCTAGTTCATCCAGCACAGGAATCAAATCAGTTCCAATCTTAATACCGTACTCAACTGATTCGTCGTAATGCTTTTGTGCCAAGTTGTTCATTTCTTCATGTTTGTGATCATGCAATTCTTGTTCACAAGCTGGACATGTTTTATTTTTTAGCTTTTCTAATTCTTTTTGGTACTTGTCACTGGCTTTCTCAGCCTGCATCAATGCAGATTCTAGTGTTGCTTTCTGTTTTTGCAGTCCGGCAATCTTAGAATTGTTCTCTTCCCATGTCTTTAATTGAACGTGTAGAGACAATTCATTAGCAATGTCCACAGTGGATAATGTCTCAATGTTTTTAATTAACGAGTTTAAGTCTTGTTCTTTTTTAGTTTCCCAAGCATTGCTACGAGTTGTTAAGCTATCAATACTCTTTTGAATATTATCGTTAGCAATCTTAGTTGCATTGATTCTGGCTTCCTCGGCAGTGATAGCATCCTTAGTTTCTTTGACCAATGCCTTCAATGCTTCTGCCTTTACACTTAATAATGTGATGCCCAGCAGTTGTTCAATTACTTCTCTCTGCTCGTTAGCCCGCATACTTAAGAAAGGCTCGGTATATGTATTAAGAGCTACCAAGTGTTTGAACATGGTGTGTGACATTTCTAGCATTTGTTCAATAGCTTTTTGTGTTTCCCTGCTATCTCCCTGACTGTCATCGTCCCCGTCACTATCTTTTAATTGATTGTCATTAACAAACAACTTTAGAACATTGGGTTTACGTCCACGTTCAATACGATATGTATTGCCATCCTTGTCAAACTCAACTGTGACCAACATGGCCTTGCCGTTAATCTTGTTGATTAAGTTTTCACGTTTGATATTAGTAAGTGCTTGCCCATACAATGCGTAACTTAAGGCATTGATAATGGTAGTTTTACCCGTACCGTTCCTAGCACCAGTATCATCACCACCTAGATCTAAGTTTGCACCCAACACTAGGGTTAACGATTCTTGATCAAAGTCTACAGCTTGGGTTTGATTACCCACGCTCATAAAATTCTTTACTGTTAAATTTTTAATATGGAACATTATAGGTCGTTATAAATTTGTAAAAGAGTATTTTTATTAAATGTGCCTTCTTCTAGATTAACTAATCCGTCAGTAACAATTTGATCTACACTTTCAAATATGCTGTCCGGGTTGTCATCTATCGTGCCTTCCAAGTTAGTTTTATCCTGTATGAGGCTGATTTCTCTAATGTCGTAGTCAGTGATAAACTTTTCTTTAATGAAGTTTGCTTCTTCAAAGGTGATATCAATATCTAAATTGACCTTAAGATGCATCTTTGATTTCATAATAGTATCAGCATTGTCAATTAAGTCACTCAGCTTAACTGATCGATACTTAGGACAGTCATCCCAATTGATAAATTCTGGCTCCCCGCCCCATTCTAACACCATCATGCCCCGCTCATCATCCCATGTATCTGCGAAGTTGTGAGGAAACGCATTGCCAATATACCAGATATTGCCGCTATGCTGTCTCTTATGGAAGTGACCGCTGAACACATAGTCAGGTCCTTTAAAAGAATCAGCTTTTAATTCGCCATGATCAGGCATCTGCACCATGGCATTCATATAAAACAATGGAAGTTCAAAGTGACCAAATACATATTTGCTCTTTAAAGTCTTCATAGACTTCCATTCATCCCCAACAAGCCACGGGACTAGGGTAACATCATCAAGTGTCGTAATACTATCTACAACAGTGACACCTGGAATGTGGCGACCAAACGCCGAGGAATGAATATTACGCTTGTCTTTGTAAAACAAATCGTGGTTGCCGGGAAACCAAAAGAACTGTTCAAATGCGGCACCTAGTTTTTCTAAACATCTTAGACTAGCATCTAAGGTAAACAAGTTCAAACTATTACGATTATGAGACCAGTCGCCAAGGAATATGCAAGTTTCACACCCTTGCTCCTTGGCGGTGGCAATAAACCAATCTACGAATTCTTCACAATCTCTTAAATGTGTTGTGGAATTGCTTTTTAAACCAAAATGTATGTCAGTAAAACACGCAACCTTCTTAAACAGGCTCATAAATTATATTTCTCCTACGTAAAGTATAGCAGATATACTACACAAGATCAAGGAGTAATATCTTCGTTTTCTGATTCGTCTTCAGGTAATTCTTCTTCGCTCTTTGGCATCCGCATATTTTTATACAGTTCCGCCTGGCGAGCAATTTCTTCTGCGTACTCTTGACTATTTTGTCTAGTCAAACTAGGAGTTAGTCCTGCCTCTTCTAGCAAGTCGTCTCTAATGTTTTGACTCTTCTTTTCAATGTTTAGAATACGAGTAAAGCTGTTGGTCACTGCGGCAGTATAGTATGCAAACGGGTTCTCTGATTTGCTTTCATCAAACTGTAAACCAATTTGACTCAACTGTAGAATAGCTTGACCTTTCATTTCTTCAATGTAAGTGTACCCACGCCAGTTGCTACGTTGGGCATATCTATCACTTAGTTTGATAAACATCTTACCTAGATTTTCTGTAATGCGCCCGTGATCTTTGTCAAAAACGCCATTATCAATTGAACCTTTCCAGTGGCTTTTCCCTACGCAAATCAATTGATCTGGCGTTTGTTCGTCAAATTTCCAATGTTGGAACGGTGGGAAGTTTACTTTTTCATGTCCATCTGCTGTGCTTTTAACAGTTTTTTTGCGTCCAGGAGCAAGAGGAATGTGTTCAAATGTCATAATCCTTATGACAATATCTGTTTTAGCAATGGTTTTATAGTCTGGAGTACACTCTGCTAACTTGATTTTCTTGTCTCCATCTATTTTTGCTTTGGTAAATGCAATAATTCCCAATCTTTTTGCACGAGCACGTTTTGCATCGGCAATAGTTCTAATGTTAACTTTATCTAAACTGGGTAGGATAATGTCATGTTGCGAATACTCAGGTTTAGTGAAGCTGGAGTATGAACATTTGCTACGGTGAATTTCTGCTAATAAATCTCTGTTGTTTAAGTACTTTACTTTTCTGCCTGTGAAGGCTACTATCGGTGTAGTCATATTATTATTGTTATTTCCTATTGTAATAGTGTAGCACTAGTGTAACACATAAAGTTGAATTGTCAACCGAATCTTTAAATAATAGCATATTATTTATGGTTAAATAACATATGAGGGAACACTAAATGGCTATTGATCCAAAAGTACAAAAACAAATACAGCAGGCAAAGATTGTTGGTGATACCAGCAATGCTCAGTATTCTAATCAAAATGGTGCCGGATCGCAACGGGTCAAAAATACGTTTGGAATCAACGGAAATTCTAGATCCAACAATGCTCCTAACAGTGATCCTCCCAAGCCTACTCCAGCCGCTGTTAGATTTAACGGCCTACGTACAGACTTGAGAGTTAAAATTGAAGTGCCATCTTCGTATTTGCAAACATATACTCAAGGATGGGGCGGCAATTTAAAGAAAATACGTGGTATTGTTTTTCCCTATACCCCTACAATCAGTTTAGAACACAAAGCAGACTACACTTCACAAACACCACTGCACAGCAACTATGCTATAAACTTTTATAAAAGTAGTATGATCAGTGACATTAGCATACAAGGTGTGTTTACAGTACAAAACATGTCTGACGCTGTCACATATTTGGCCACAGTGCATTTACTAAGAGCATTGACCAAAGGACGATTTGGCGGTAGTGATCCGTTACGCGGTAACCCTCCCCCTGTATGTAGGCTACATGCCTATGGCGGATTTATGTTAGACAGTGTTCCAGTATCAGTTACTAGTTTTAAACAAGACCTTCCAGCAGATGTTGATTATTTTTATATAAACGATACTGAAATGGGAGAAGCATCAGTTCCTACCAAGTCTACTATCAACATTAATTTGAAACCAATGTTTAGTCGACAAGAAATGTTAGATGCCAACGTACCTGATTGGTTGGCTAACTCAACACAACGCATAAACGGATTACTATAATGGCATCTTACAATACACTAAGCCCGTATTACGCAACTTCACAATCTAATGGATACTTAGATGTGGTTAATTGGAGAGACGTTCCAGCAGAAGCTGACGATGTTGTGTATACGATTACTAAAACTTATGAGCATAGACCTGATCTACTAGCATATGATGTGTACGGAGATGTTGGACTATGGTGGGTATTTGCCGCAAGGAACCCTAACACAATTCAAGATCCAATTTTTGATATGGTTGCTGGCACACAAATATTTTTGCCTAAACAATCATCATTAAAAACTGCATTAGGACACTAAAATGTCTGACACTTCAGTAGAAAGAAAAACAGTCAACGCACTAGTAAACGCAACAGCGTATTACATAAATCCAAACGGCGCCGCCTTGGGTAATAAGTCTAATGTATTGAATCAATATAGATCAGTATCATATAACTTTACTTTGGCCGCAGTTCGTAAAAGTCAATTGAATAACCCGCAATCCTTCAATCCTAATAATCCTGAATTTATAGTAGCCTCTACTAAAGGTAAACCAGCTGGCGGCTTACCGGGCGGTGGGGAATTTATTGATGCATTTAATCAAAATAGTCCAGGTAGATTTGACATGTTCATTGACGATGTTGATATTGTATCTACATTCAGTTTTAACGAAGGTACAGCAACGGCACTTCCTTCAGAAATGAATTTTGAAATTATTGAACCCTATAGCATGAACGGATTCATGGAAGCCTTGCAAGCCGCAGCCATAGGAGCGGGTTATACTGACTATGTATCTTGTTCATTTGTAATGATTATAGATTTTACCGGTTACCCTGCAAGTTATGATATCCCTAATCCAATATCAATCCCTAATGCCAGTAGAACATACATGATTAGAATTGCTGGTGTTGATGCAGACATAACTGAAAAAGGCACAGTATATAAAATCAAAGCCATATTAACTTCAGGATTGCTTTTTGGAGAACGTGTTGGAACCTTAAAACGAAAAATATCTGCAAAAGGCAACACAGTAAAAGAGTTTTTAAAAGATTTAACAGACGGCATTAACAAAAGTACATTAGAGGATCTATCATCTAAACAGGGAGGTGGCGGGTATAACGGATTGTATGATCAATATGAAATATTATTTCCCACCGAAGGTCCTAATGGCACTTTAGATTTCGGTGGGACTAATAAGATTGGTGAGTCAAAGCTCTCGGCTGAGACTGTAAACTTGTCAAAGATGCAAGACATTAGTAAGACTAAATCAGGATACCAAGCCAAGTCTACTAATTCTAATGAAAAACCTGAAACAAAAACAACAGATGCAACTCCTCCAGCGACACACACCGCACAATTTGATGCTGGACTACCAATTCAAAAAATTATTGAGTCTGCTATCAGAGATAGCGAGTACGTAAAAAGTATTGTAGAAGCATTTATGACAGGCAAAGGGTCGGCACAGTCAAAAGTTGATGAAAATGGTATGGTTGATTATTTTGTTGTTATACCTAAAGTAAAAGATCAAGACGGTCCGTTTAACCCTGAAACAAATCAGCCATATAAAATATATTCCTACATAGTTAAACCTTACAAAATAATATACAACATGGCTGTTCCTGGACAAGGCAGTCAAATAATAGATGATAAAAAATTACAAAGATTAACTCTGCGTAACTACAACTACATATATTCAGGACTCAACACTGATGTTCTAGATTTTAAAATAAATTTTAATACACTGTATTATGAATCATTGCCCAAGGCTTTAGGAAATCCGCCAGTCAATGTTATTAATACAGATAAGGCCAACAAGGCCAACAGTAACAACGTTGTTCAAAAACCCCAAGAACCTAAAGTGGCATTGGGCGGATTATGGAAGCCTGCTAAATCAGACAACTCGGATATAAATTCTAACACTCCTGGAGATCAACCTAATGCTGGCATAGGCGGCCTAGAGTATTACAATCAAATGGTCAAGGCCATGCACTCAAGTGTAGTAAACTCAGCCGCTGGCCTAGTAACTGGAGAAATAAGTATTCTAGGCGATCCTTATTATATTACTGCCGGTGGATCAGGAAATAATACATCGACTGGTGGCCGTCAAGGCGGATATGCTGGCAATCATGAAGCGGCAGTTAGCTCTGGGCAAGTATTGATCAGTGTTAATTTTAATAACCCAATAGATATCAATAGATCTACTGGATTAATGAAATTTCAACAATCGACTTTACCCTTTAGTGGAATATTTCAAGTTAACGAAGTTAGACATAAATTTAAAAATGGATTGTTTAGTCAAGATTTAAAAATTACACGAGTACCTGGACAGCAACAGAATTCTCGACAAGTTCCTGATGCATTGGACAATCAATTTGCATCTGTACCAAACAAACAAGATCGAACAACTACTGATCAATTCACTGAAGGTGCTTTAATTCCTACCAATGATGGAAGTTTAAAAACTGGAAACAATACAACTAATCTTGAAGAAGGTGGATACATCGTTGCCAACGCCGGTCCTCCAGGTGGATTAGGCGGAAGTTCTAATCCAGTGTTTGGTGCTATGAATCCTGCGGGCAATCGAAGATTTGGTATTGGCATTGTGCCTAATGGTGTAAATCAATTGGCATCGGGTATCAGAGCTTCGACACAGGGTCTATATGATATTCAAAATTCAATACTAGGTCCGGCCGCACAGATAAATGCAACCGCAAGAATATTTGGCAGTACAGCACCGTTTAATCAATCAGCAGTTAATAATGTTGCGAACCTAGCGACTCGAGTTGATGGGGCATTAGCACAATCGTTGACTAACCCGTTGTTAAATTTATCAAGTAGAATTACTAGCCCAATTAATAATATAGAATCAAATATTAACACAGCAATATTCGGCGCAGTTGAAAAAGTCAATAGAGCATTCGGAATCAATGCCAGTGGTATAACTGGACTCACCGGAGCATTATCAAGCAGATTACTTGGGTCGTTAACTGGCTCTGCAATTCCAAAAGATGTTAACTTGTCGGTAGCGTCTGGAAACGGATTATTGTTAGATAAATTACCAACTTGGGCCAACATTCCAGCAACAACTGTTAAACCGGTTCCGTTTAAAGGCGGGTTTGTCAATGGTAATCCTACTGCATCGAGCGGTAACACACAACTGGCTAATCCATTGGCTGGTCAAAATTATCTATTGTCTGGAGCAGACGCAACAATACAGTCTGATAAGTTAGGCTCAAGTTTTGTAATGTTTAATAAGGCAACAGGTCAATCGTCAAGCGGTGATGGATTAAAACTATCTGTTAACAATGGGCTTCAACAAAGTTCAGTCGGGTTAAAATCATCTGTCAATTACCTATATGGTAGTAACAGTGACCAGAATACCTTAAGCCCTCTGGCTGCTGCCTTAAATAACTCAAATAATAAAAATAATGGATGGGGTGAAGGCTAATGGGATTTGATAAAAGAGCAACGGTATTACCGTCAGGTCCAGGACCATATATCGCAGTAATCACTAATCATTTAGATCCCATCCGTATGGGTAGGTTAGAAGTATCTATAACAGATGGTCTACAAAACTCTGTTTCCAACCCAAATGAAACATATGTTGCACAATATCTAAGTCCTTTTTATGGAGCAACCAATGCTCTTTATGAAGGAACAGACAGCTCAGATTTTAATCAAGCAGTAAAAAGTTACGGGTTCTGGGCAGTACCGCCTGACATAGGAAATAAAGTATTAATTATATTTGCCAATGGAGATCCTAATCAGTGTTTCTGGATTGGTTGTGTCCCACAGACTTATAGGAATAACATGGTTCCTGGCATTGCCGCTTCTACAAAAACTGCAATGACTCCAGCGCAACAACAAAAATATGGGCAAGCAACATTATTGCCCACGGCAGAATTTATTAGCAAAGTTAATAGTAGAATACCTAATCCTGATGATAGACCAAAACCAGTGCATCCATTTGCTGATGCATTGTTGGCACAAGGATTATTATTAGATCCAGTTAGAGGTACAGCAACCAGCAGTGCTAGAAGAGAAGTTCCTAGTCAGGTATATGGTTGGTCTACTCCTGGACCGCTAGATGTTAGTCCTAAAGGAAAAAGAGCACCTATAGGATATGATGGATCAGCCGTCGCTCCTGTGAGCAGATTAGGAGGTCATCAAATTGTAATGGATGACGGTGTTATTACTGATGACGGTAAAGGCACAACTAAAATTGCTGATGAAATGTTGCGTATTAGAACTAGAACAGGGCATCAAATTCTTTTACATAATAGTCATGATTTAATTTATATTGCCAATGCCGCTGGCAGTGCTTGGATAGAATTAACTGCTCAAGGCAAGATTGACATGTACTGTCAAGATTCTATATCAATACACTCTGAAGGTGACTTTAATTTTAGAGCTGATAGAGACATGAATTTTGAAGCTCTTAGAAACATGAACGTAAGAGTTGGTGGAAATGTAATTAAAGTTGTTGAAGGTGATGTATCTGACACTACAATCGGTAATGTTTATCATAATATAACTGGTGAATATCATCAAGAAGTTCAAGGCAGTACCTATGTTACGGTTGGTGCATCAATGCATACTGTTGCAACAGAGGGAATTCATTCTGAAGCTGGTGGAATGATTAATCAAACATCTGCGCAAATTAACATGAGCTCTAGTGGGCACATGGCAATTTCTGCAGAAGATCATGTATCATTCTCGGGCGGCAATGCAGTCACTATGCAAAGTGAGCAGATTAATATGAACGCAATTGATGCTACAAGTGCTACCATTGCTACAAATACTATAGCTCAGATACCTGGCGGATTGAACGTTTTTCGAGTGCCATCTATTACCAGTACCAGTACTTGGCAAGATGGTAAATTCTACAATGCTGGTGGGTTTATTGACTCCATTATGCAACGTGTGCCCATGCATGAACCATGGAGTCAGCATGAAAATATTGACCCTGGCCTAGTTACTAAAGAAAAGACAGATGTGACTATTGGCGCACTTGCCTATCAAATTGATCCAAATAATACTACATTACCAGCAATACCGAAACCTCGACTAGGTAAAGATGGACAAGCTGTTGCTCAAGCACCTTCTGCCAACACTCCAAGGACTTATCAAGCTGGTCCAGGAAAAGATGCTGGCACATTGTTTGACAGGCCAAACCCTTGGTCACTTGATCAAGCATTTTTGACAAAGGTTGTAGAAGTGGCAGAATTTTTACATTTTAATCCTGTTGACTTATTAGCTATTATGTACAATGAATCTGGCGCTAGTTTTGATCCTGCAATTATTACTGGAGGTAAACGATGGTCAGAGGCATATCGAAACCCTCTAAGAGCCTGCCAAGGTTTGATACAGTTTAGTAAGGATACCTTGATAACCCTGATTGGTAACAAAGATCCTGATGCTAATTTTGCTTATATAGCAAAACAAAGCCGAGCCCAGCAAATGGATCTTGTAAAGAAATTCTTTGTCTACTGGAAATTTCCTAAAAATAATTTGCCAAATCCAGTTTCTATAGGTAATATCTATTGCACAGTATTTTTACCAGCATTTGCTGGAACTCCATTAGGTCAACCTATTTGCAGTAAAGGTCAAGGCAACAATTATTATGAGCACAACAGTGGTTTTGACAAAACTAAAAAAGGTTACATTACAATCGACGACCTTGCAATTACTGCAGGATCTCATATACCAACAGTGTTGGGAATATTAAAAAAAGCAGGTGTTGGCGTAGAAAAAGGCAAGCCTGGATACTTTATAGTGGGTGGCGTACAACAGTCTAAGACTGATGGGATATTACTAGATGGTAATAAAAACCCAGTCAACAGTGGCAGCGGAAACAACGTCAGAACAGGACAATAAATAGTATACCATGCCATATAAATCACTTGAAATTACCACAGCCGCATCTGTATACAAGCAAGCTCCTAAGACTAGTCAGTTCTATAACGGATTCAGTAGTATTGATCTTGCAAATACTAATTCTAAACTGTATGATCTTGACTTGATACAACAAGATTTATTGAATCAATTCCATACAAAGAAGGGCGAGCGGGTAATGAATCCAGGGTTTGGTACTATCGTTTGGGACTTGTTAGAAGAGCCAATGACTCCTGATGTGCATGATTTATTGGTAACAGATTTGCAAAACATCTGTTCCAGCGACCCTAGAATTACCCCCACACAGATTAATGTGAATGAGCAACCCGGTGGATATCTTGTTGAAATAACCGTACAACTAGTTGGCACTGATCAGACAACAAGTATGCGTTTGAATTTTAATAAAAATACTGGTTTGTTGGTACAATAATCTACGTGGTTAATAGCCACAATAAATACGTTATAGATAAAAGATTATGACAATACCATCAACCAATTCAAAATTATTAGTTACGGAAGATTGGACTAAGATATACCAGTCCAGCCCTAACGCAGAATTTCAAAGCTATGACTTTGATACACTACGTCGTATCTTAATTACCTATCTACAAGAGAACTATCCAGAAGATTTCAACGACTACATTGAAAGTAGTGAGTACATTGCACTGGTTGATTTGATTGCTTATCTAGGACAAAATTTGTCCTTCCGCATCGACTTAAATGCCCGTGAAAACTTCTTAGAAACAGCACAGCGTCGTGATAGTATTCTACGTCTTGCTCAGTTAGTCAGCTATATTCCCAAGCGTAACGTACCGGCCAGCGGCCTATTAAAAATCTCTGCCATTGCCACAACTGGCAATGTTATTGACGCAACTGGCAATAATCTTGCCAATAATATTATCTTATGGAATGATCCTACAAATCCACAGTGGTTCAGTCAATTTTTAACCATAATGAACACAGCAATGCCTTCTAGCATGACGTTTGGTAGTCCAGTTGCTGATGGTGTTGTTGGCGGAATTATGAGCGAGCAGTATTTGATCAACAGTTCAAATGCCGATGTTCCAGTTTACGGCTTCACACAAAATATCAACGGTTCTTCTATGAATTTTGAAATTGTACCAGCAACATTTGCTGGACAAGATTATATTTACGAAGATACTCCTAAACCAGGCAACCCTGTTAGCCTTATCTATCAAAATGATAACAAAGGTTCAGGCAGTCAAGGAACTGGATTCTTTGCATTGTTCAAACAAGGTACATTGTCAGCTAGTGGATTTAATCTATCTAACCCAGTGCCTAATGAAATTGTTGGCATTAATGTTAGCAACATCAATAACACAGACGTTTGGTTATGGGAATTGACCAACAGTGGAACGTATTCTAAACTTTGGACCAAAGTTCCTGCAATTTCTGGCAATAGTGTTATATACAATAGTTTAATACAAACTAACAGATCTATTTACAGTGTAACAACCCGTGATAACGATCAAATTGATTTAAACTTTGCAGACGGAAGTTTTGGTAATTTGCCTAACGGACAATTCCAATTGTTCTATCGTCAAAGTAATGGTGCAACATATACTATTAAACCTGAACAGATGGCAGGTATTACTGTCAACATTCCTTATGTAGATAAATCAGGGTTGAATCAAAATTTAACTTTAATTTTAAATTTAGAATATACAGTAAGTAACAGCACTGGCCCAGAGTCCAACGCAACTATTAAACAAAATGCCCCACAGGCATACTATACACAAAATCGTATGGTTACTGGTGAGGATTATAATATTGCACCATTGACATATACAACTGATGTTGTAAAAGTAAAAAGTGTCAATAGAGTAAGCAGTGGCATTAGCAAATATTTTGACCTTAGCGATGTCAGTGGCAGATACAGTTCTACAAACATTTTCTGTGACGATGGTATACTTGCTAAAAATACAACCAGTACAAATTTTAATTTTAGTTTTTCTGGACAAAATGATATTTGGTCTGCAATAAAAACTGAGCTATCACCACAAATTAACAATTCAGGATTATATTCTTTTTATCTTGACACTTACAGAACTTTAAAACCCGTTACTGTTGAACCTACATTGCAGTTATCTTGGAAATTGTCAAATGTAGTAACTGGACAAAGCAGAGGATATTTTACAGGTTCACCGTCGGGTAATGGTTCATTCCCAATGGCAGTTGGACCAATGTATTCATCTATCTCATATGCGACATACTATATAACTCCAGGCGCTATGGTTAAATTTATTGCTCCTAACGATGTTAACGGCAATATACAATATTTCTTACCTGATGGGTCGTTTACAGCTAATCAAGTTTACAATGCTACTCGATATTTTTGGAGTACAGTTCAACAAGTTATTGGAACAGGTTCTAATAATGGACTTGGAAATCTAAGTGACGGCACTGGCCCAATTATATTCTCTAATGTAGTTCCGGCAAATGCTGAACCAGTTGAAATTGTTCCAGCGTATGAAAATTCATTAGGATTTACATTTGAACAAAACATTGTCAACTTATGTGTATCCAATCAATCTTTTGGATTAACAATTGATCCAGCAACTAGAACATGGAATATTATTCAAGGTAGCAATTTAAATCAAGGTTATGATCCTAGCTACTTGTCTGTTAATTCTGATGTAAGTGTACCACACATGTTTGACTATGCAGGTGATTCGACCAGCACTGGAAAAGATGCCAGTTGGTTGGTTAAATTTGCATGGCAACCAGCAACTAACAGTTATCAAGTAACAATTAAGAGCACCGAGTATATATTCCAAAGTGCCGCACAGACTGGATTCTATATAGATTCATCTTCAATTAACTTTGACTATACAAATAATACAGTGGTTAAGGATAAGATCAATGTGCTGTCCATTAACCCAAATACTGTAACTGGTTATGCACTGCCTAGTGATTTCCAATGGCAGATTAACAGTTCGTTGGTACAGCCTGACGGGTATATTGATCCATCGTTAGTTGCAGTCAGCTACTATCAAAATCAATCAAGCCAACAATTTAGTTACATTGCCAATCCAGATGCATTTAATACAATCGTAGGTTTTGATCAAAATGGAGCATTGAACACTGCCACAGTGACAATTAACAATATGCCTATGATACTACCAGGCAGATCTAAATTAAAATTCCAATACCAACATAATCCTAGCAACGAAGTTAGAATTGACCCTGCTAAGAGTAACATTATTGATATCTATATGTTAACTGCTGATTATGATGCAGCCTTTAGAAATTGGTTAGTTACTAGATCTGGAACTAAACCACTACCTCCTACAACTAGAGCATTAGAAAACAATTATGCCGCTAGTTTAGATCCGATTAAAACTATTAGTGATCAAATAATTTATCAACCAGCACAATACAAGGTATTGTTTGGAACTACCGCCGCAACAAATTTACAAGCTACATTTAAAGCTGTAAAAAATGCTACCAGCACATTAAGTGATACTGCAATTAAATCTCAAATACTTGACGGCATCAATAGATTTTTCTCTTTAGAAAATTGGGATTTTGGAAAAAGTTTTTATTTTAGCGAACTGTCAACATACATAATGAATTCATTAACACCTGATATTACAAATTTTATAATAGTTCCAAATTCAAGTGGGTTCGGCAATCTCTACGAAGTTGCTTGTCAAAGTAACGAAATCTTCATTAGTGGGGCTACAGCAGACAACATACAGATTGTCAGCGCCGCTACAGCTACACAATTGAATGGAATATAAGAATGACAACAGCAACAATTCAGTCAGCTAGCTTACTACCCGTTTACTTTCAAACAAGTAAAAACTCAAAGTTTTTAGCAAGTACAATTGATCAACTAATTCAGCAACCTAAATTAGAACGATTAAATGCCTTTATTGGAGAACAGCCTCCAGTAAAATATACAATTACTACATCAACAGCATCTGTAACAACTTATAGTACCGTTGATATTAATGTTACAGAGTCATCTACTGGCCCGTATTTTTCTGCTGACACTATTGCTCCACGTAAGGAAGGTGCTTTTTCACAAATTGCAACTTTTCAACAAGATGACTCATATCAAGGACCTTACAATTTGGGGTTTGAGTGGAACATGTTTGGTACCAAGTTCAATCAAGTATGGGTTGGTACTAATGGATATTTGACGTTTGGCGGTGGCGATTCATTATGGACTCCGGTAACTGTTGGGGTATTATCTCATCCAGCTATCTACGCAGAATATACTGACCTATGGGAAGGTTACGGTACATCTGGACAACCTTTAGATACAGGCGAAAATCCTGGTATTTTTATTGAGCAAGGCACCATTGCTAATTTTAAATTCTTTAGAATGAGATTTCAAGGAAGTCATTATATTAAACGTAATTTGACTCCAACAATTCCTGCGTATGATTACGAATGTACTTTATATTCTGATGGTGTTAATCAATACGTTGAAACAATCTATGAAAAAGTATTTACTGGCCCAGGAACCCTAGTAAGCGATATAGGTGCAGTATTTGGTATTGCTGATGCGAACTCAACTGGCCAAGGCGGCCAAAAGATTGTTGTGTCCCCGCAATTAATATTAGATAACACCAGTCATGTATTTTATAGTACTGAAAACGGTGGTAACTGGCAGTATGCTGGTCAAGGCAGTTTTAGTCCAATTCCAAAATCAGAAATAATTCGCACAACAATATCTGAATATTTTGCAAATACACAAACTGTTACACTTACGTCATCGACTCCTTATGTAGACATAACAAAAGTACCAACATGGAAACCTGGCGATCCATATATCCAGGAATCAAGTGGACTTCGCCAGGCATATCAATTAACTCCTGCAATGGTGACTCGTGATATTAACGGGACTGTGCAATCAGTAACAGCAATAGATGATTTAGCCAATGAAATAGTTTCTGAAGGCGGCTACGCTGATAACTTTGACAGATTATTTAGAAGTTATTCTTATTCATACTCACCACAAATTGATTGGGACAAATTAATAAATTATCAAAATTACTACTGGATGCCAGTAGGACCAAAACTTATTGAGTTTGATCAAGACAATTTAGATGTTGAATCATTGGTTATTGGACAAACTACAGCTACATTAATTTCTGGATCTATTAGTGTACCTTTAAAGAATGGTATGTTAGTATCATTTAATGGTATGAACGTCGATGAAGAATATCGTTTCAAAGAATTCTTTGTAGAAGGTGTTGGTAAGTCTATTAAATTAATACCAGTTGATGAATTAATTACTCCGGAGGCGATTGCTTCTTCTGGTTTAGATTTATTTGACGCTGATAATTTTGACACATATAGTTTTGATAATAACAGAAACATGCCTCTGGTACCAGAGTATGTTACTATTAATAGGGCCAGCGACGATAGAAATTCTTGGTCTAGATATAACAGATGGGTCAGCTTTGACGTATTACAAACCAGTGCAGAAGTCAACGGCGAGTCTTTTGATGTGCCAGTTTCTCAACGTGCAGTAAGACCTATTATTGAGTTCATTCCTAATATACAGTTATACAATTTTGGCGACACTGCGATGAAGCCAGTTGACTTGATTGATTACACCTCAACAGATCCATTCTTTGCAAATGGCGACGGTGTGGGTGGCGTTAGTATTTTAAATTCTGGATCTAATTATTCTCTTGGCGCAACTATTACAGTTAATCCACCTGATACAAATTCTTCAGATTTAACCCAAGCAACTGTCAGATATACAATTAATACTGCAACAGGCACTATTGATGCACTAGTTGTGGCAAATGAAGGTGCTGGGTATGCTAATCCTTATTTGACAATCACTACGGCAACCGCACAGACGCTCACTGTTACTACTAATACAAATAATACATTTGTAGTCAACACTACTACAAATAAAAATATATTTGTTGGTATGCGTTTAATTGGCCAAGGCGTCACTGCTGGCACTAAAATTACATCTATTACTGGCGTTGGCCGTGGACCGTTTACTATTAATGTGTCATCTCCCCTAACTGGCAACCTAGTTGGAAATCAAATTCAGTTTATTGACATTGGTAGAGGTGCTGAATTTTCAGCTAGAAGTACCAGTATATCAGGATCGATGGTTGATAAAACTACTCGATCTACTACTGTAAAAATTGACGGAGTAAAACTTCAATATGGTCAACGTGTCATTTTTGCGGCAGCATCTGATCTGACTGTACGAAATAAAATTTATAAAGTTGATATTGTAACAATACAAGATACCACAGAACGTATAAGTCTGTTGCCTGATGATGACGCAGTGCCTTTTGATGGGGCAACAGTATTGGCTATTCAAGGTAAAGAATACAGCGGAACGACATGGCATTTTAATGGAACTGATTGGATTTTTTCTCAGCAACATACATCGTTAAATCAAGCCCCTCTGTTTGATTTGTTTGATGAGAACGGTGACAGCTTGACTAACAACGCAGTATATCAAACTAATTTCTACGGTAACAAGATTTTTGGTTATAGTATTAACGACAAAAATCCAATTGATCCTGTTTTAAAATTAAAATTATCATATAGAAATTTAAATCTTATAGGTTCGTTCTTATTTGAAAATTATTTTTCAGAATCTGCAATAACATTATCTGACACTAATTTTTCAACAAGATCTATTCCTGCGAATAAAACTTACATTTTAGTAGACAATGAATTGACCAATGTTTGGGGCAATTTAGTTAGTGATCCAATAGCACTTAACAGTACAGGGTATTATGATTTACCTCTGAGCTTGACAAATAATCCGTTAAACGGAGACATCAACACATTTACATTGTCAGATTTGGCACAGCACATGGCAACAAGTACCCGTTTAGTGGCCAACGGAGTTAATCCAGTTGCTTTTGCAATGATGTTTATTGGAAAGAAAACTAATAGTGTCATTGATGCTATTGATAAATCTGCTGAGGCATACAATTATTTTAAATTGTCTTTCATTAATAAGATAACAGAAAAATTTAGTGGGTATCAAAAATACACCAAAGGAAATGTTTTAATTAGCTTTGACCGTGCCGCATCAACAGACCTTGAACAAGTTTTAACAGAATTGAACAGCAACAAGACAGCGTTAAATGCTTATTATTTGTCTGACATGTTGGCCACTGGTCCAAATAAAAAGACCATTACATACACAATTCCAGCAGGTTCAAACAATACGACGTTTGCACTGACAACGTCTTTTGATCCAAATGCACCATCTATTTCGGGCGTGTACGTATACCTAAATGGTATATTATTAACTTTTGCCATTGATTATGATATTAATACTGTTGACGGTACATTGACTATCAATATTAAAAATAGAGATTTATACCCAGGTAGTACTCTTGTAATTGATGAATATTTTGATACCCGTGGATCGTTTATTCCTCCTACCCCAACCAAGCTAGGATTATATCCCGCATATGTTCCGAATATTTTTTATGAGCAAACATATTCTACACGAGACAGCACACTTGGTACATTGGTAATTCGTGGTCACGACGGTAGCATAATGCCAGCATTTGGTGATTATAGAGATAACCTTATTTTAGAATACGAACGTCGTGTGTTCAATAATCTTAAAATTTATTACAACTACGGACTGTTTGACATTAACTCAGTTAGGCCTGGTGCGTTTAGAACTACTGATTATTCTTTAGAAGAAATTAACAGTATTTTTGAATCTGATTTTGTTAAATGGTCTGGACAGTATGGTATAGACTATGCAATGCATGATATATTTGTCGGGACTGATCCGTTTACATGGAACTATGGAACATCATATAACAAAAATTTTGGAGTTAATGTAACAGGTAGCTGGAGATCAATATTCCAATATTTCTATGATACAGATCAACCTCACGTAGCTCCTTGGGAAATGTTAGGATTTATTTCAGAACCTTCATGGTGGCAAGCTCAATACGGTTCAGCACCTTACACATCAGGTAACGGTGTTATGTGGACTGATATTGAAAACGGCTACATTGCTCAAGATGATAATCTTAACTTTAGTTATAGTGCCGGAGTTAATCCATTTTATGCTAGACCTGGACTGTCAAAGATTTTACCAGTAGACGACAATGGCAACTTGCTTGATCCTCTTACAATCGGTCTCATAACTTCCCTTGATGAGCAAGCATTGCAAAATGATTGGGCTGTAGGAGATCAAGGTCCTGCAGAAACTGCATGGCGTCGAAGTAGTTATTGGCCATTTGTTATACAACGTTTATTGGCATTAACTCGACCTGCAACATACTGTGCGGTAAATTATGATCCCTATCAGATGCAAATCAATGCAGCCAATCAATGGACTTACGGTGACAACACTACATTTATACAGTTAAACAACATGCCAATCCATGGCGAAAATGGAAAAGCAACTAGTGGATACAGTGTATTTGTTAGTGAGATTGGACAACAACGTTCACAAAATTACATCGCTGAATTGCGTCAAGATTTGCAATATGTTGATTTTAATTTATTCCACAAGGTTGGTGGCTTTATAAATCAAAATACTTTACAGGTAATTATTGATGCTTACGAACCTACTACTACTGCACCTGGTGCAGTGTTGCCTAACGAAAGCTATCAGCTGATATTAAATTCAAGTAACCCTATACTGACAGTCAGTGCCTCGGGTATGATTATCCAACGTGTCGGTGAAAATTTTGTACTGCGCGGATACGATAGAAAAACACCGTATTTTAAATATTATAAATCTATTAGAAATCAAACAACACCTACTATAACAATAGGTGGTGTAAGTTCTTCTTATGTTGCATGGGCCCCATCATCAACATCTGGAAATACTGGGTTAAGCCCGTTCCAAACAACCACTGCCAAGTCTACTCCATCAACCAGATTTTATCAATCTGGACAGATTGTTCAATACGGTTCAAACTTCTATAGAGTTATTACATCACATCAAGCAGAGCCAGTATTCAATAGTTCTTTCTATCAAATACTTCCAGAACTTCCTACAGTAGGAGGAGTAACTGTACAAATAGCCGCTGATTTTGATAAGACTGTTTATTCTGTTCCTTACGGAAAAACATTTACCAATGTACAAGACTTGTATGATGTTATCATAGGTTATGGCGCATGGTTAACGGATCAAGGATTTATCTTTGACCAGTTTAACGAAGATTTAAACATATTAAATGACTGGAATTTAAGTAGTCAAGAATTCCTATATTGGTCTACTCAGCGTTGGGATGAAAAGAGTGTTATCTCAATCAGTCCATTCTCTGATCAAGTAAAATTCCGACAAGACAATTCAGTAGTTGATGACATCTTTAATAAATTCTATGAGTATAGTATTGCTCGTGCTGATGGTACGCCATTCCCTAAACACAACTTATTTGTTGCAAGACAAGATGGATTATTCACAGTCAACACCATTAATACTGCTGATGGTATCTATCTTATCCGTTTAAATTGCATACAAAAAGAACACGGCATGGTGTTTGATAACACTGATATTTTTGGCGATGTTATTTACGACATACAAACAGGTGAACGTCAGAAGAGAATGAAGCTAGTAGGTTTTAGAACTTCTGAATGGAATGGAGATTTCTTTAGTCCTGGATTTGTCTATGATGAAGCCACAGTGGTTAACTGGTCACCCAATACTGATTATCTTGCCAGCACAGTGGTAAAATATAACGGACTATATTATAGTGCTAAGAAAAATATTGAAGGGTCACTAACATTTGATTTTAACAAATGGAGTAACTTAAACAAAAAGCCTACTGCTGGATTGTTGCCAAATTTTGATTATAAAATATCACAGTTCAATGATTTTTATAGTTTGGACATTGATAATTTTGATTCTAGCCAGCAAGCTTCTGCACAGTATCTAACTGGATATATTACTAGACCTTATCTAAACAATATATTCAGTGACCCTATTAGCCAGTATAAATTCTATCAAGGATATATTAGAGAAAAGGGCACATCAAACGCCATATCTAAACTGGCCACCGCATCATTATCTAATATAGGTAGCGATGTTGGTTACAGAGAAGAGTGGGCGTTCCGTGTAGGACAATACGGATCTTTTACCACTACTAAGGAATTTGAAGCGCCATTGCATGAGCGTACATTTGTAGAGAATCCACAAATTATTACATTTGTCAGCAAAGACAAGGTAATAAATGATACACTGATTAATCAGATTACGCCAGATCAATTAACTATTGGCACTGGCACACTGCCAGAAATTATTACAACAACATCAAGCGATGATGCATTTAAATTAATCCATGCTGGATATGTTCGTATTGACGACGTTAAAGCAACAGCCTACAACTTAAACAGCATACTTGATATTGCCAACAACAATATAATTGATGATGGCACTACTATTTGGTTAGGATTTATGCCAGACGGCAGCTGGGACGTATTGCGTTATACTTTCCATTCAGCCAGCATATCTGATGTTCAAATTCCACAGCCTGATGGAACAATGACCTTTACTACAAACATTCCACACGGATTAACTGCTACGCAATTTATATCTGTTGTAAATTTTACTAGTGAATCTGATGGCATCTATCAAATTTTAAGTGTCCCATCTGCTACAGAGTTTGTAGTAGCAACTCCGTTGACATTTATTAATTTACCAACACCAACTGACGCAGGATTCTTGTTTACTTTTGAATCTTCTAGATTCCCAACTTTTGACGATTTACCATCCGACCAAAAATTATATCGTTACAAGAACGGTTCGTTTATCTGGGTAGATACTGGCAACGGTAAAGACAATAACGGTTGGGCAGTATACGAAAAAGTTTTAAATTATACAAATAGTGCAACATCAGAACTTTCAACACCGGCTCACGAAGGATTGGGATTTAGTATCCATAGACCTTCTAACCAATCATATGTATTGATTGGTAATCCTACATATTCTGATAACAACAACGCTTTATCAGGTGGCGCCGGACTATACCAATCTGTAGATGGTTCACTATTGCCTATTGTTCGTTATCAAATGAGCAATACTCCTGGTACTGGCAACGAACTAGGGTATTCTGTATTTTATGATGATGTAAAGTTTAAAAATTCACCATATGGATTGATGTTTGCTGGTGCTCCTGGAGCATACAACAATAGTGGTACTGTTAAAATTAGTAACATTAATAATGTGTTTAGTGAGCAGGTACAAACATGGATTCGTCACCCGTCTGACACACCTGGTGGACGATTTGGTTCAAGTTTATTTGTGCAAAGAAATACTTCAACTAAATTTACTTTGATTGGTGCTCCTAATCAATCAAGTAGTGGAACTGTGTATGCTTATAGTGTTTCATCTACTACTGCAACGGTCACTGCAACGCTCATTAAGAAAATTTGGCCACGTAATATACAAATAGGTCTTTTCACTAACGGTGCTCAATGGGGCTATGCCATTGCTGGTAGTGACGATGCTAGCATAGTTGCGATTAGTGCGCCTTACCATCAAAATAGTGGAACTGTACAAGTATTTTATAATATCACTTCTAGCACATCTAATGGTGTTAGTTTAATTTCTTCATCAACGTTTACTACACCTGGTGCCCAGTTTGGTAAATCGCTTGCAATGAGTAGCGATTCAAAATTCTTGGCAGTTGGTGCACCTGGGGCAACTAATGCAGACGGCAGTTTAGGTGCTGTGGGTATTTTTACAGCAACAAACGGCACATATGTACTACAACAAATTATAACGAATCCAGTCATTGGTTCAGGTATGAACTTTGGCCAAGCTATTGACTTTGATGTAAAATCATCATTACTAGTTATTTCTGCACTGGGTACAAACAGAACTGTATATACAACATTTGATACTGATGATACAACATTAGACTTGACTACCACACGATTCATTGAAGAAGAGCCAGCATCTGGTTCTGTGTATGTGTACAGCAAGCGTGGTAACAAATATGTCTATGCTGAAGAATTAACCAATGCCACTGAGGCAATAACATCTGGAACAGATTACGGAACAAGTATATCTATAGATAACAATGTCATTATAGTCGGTGCACCTGGCATAAGTGGCCAAATTGTCAGCAATGTTTATCAATTTAAACCTATTGGTGATTATGACGGCGGTTGGAACCAAGTTAGAGTTCAGGACGATTTGGTATTGCCTAACGCCATTAAAGAAATAACCCTAATAAACACAGTAACTAATGACATTGTCAACTACTACGACTATGTAGATCCATTAAAAGGCAAAATACTTGGCATAGCAGAAGCAGAGTTAACATATAAGATGCCTAGCGATCCAGCAATTTATTCAGTTGGAGTTACTGGTGTTAACGTAAACAGCTCAGCTAACTGGGTCGATGACCATGTGGGTGAGTTGTGGTGGGATCTAAGCACTGCCAAATACATATGGTATGAACAAGGCAATTTAGAATTTAGACGTAGCAACTGGAACAAGTTGTTCCCAGGAGCAAGCATTGATGTTTATGAATGGGTCGAATCTACTCTGCTACCTAGCGATTGGTCTATACAGGCAGATACGCCTGCAGGATTAACACAGGGTATTAGTGGACAGCCTAAGAATGTTGACAATAGCGTTGTGTCAGTGAAGCAAGTTTACGACCACATAACTAATAGTTTCAGCAATGTTTACTATTTCTGGGTTAAGAATAAAACTACAGTACCTAATATTCCTAACAGAAAAACAAATGCGTTTACTGTGGCATCTTATATTGCCGATCCTACTGGGTCTGGAATACAGCACGTTAGTGTTATTTCTTCTAACACAGTAATGCTATCTAATTTAGGATCTGCACTGGTGTCTGATGACATCAGTATTAATTTAAAGATCGATAACACATTTAATACAGTTCCTAAACATACTGAGTGGACACTATTAGAACACGGTGCTAATTCGTCAGCTACTCCGGCATTGATTGAAAAGAAAATAATAGATAGTCTAGTAGGGCATGACGTACTAGGTAACGCAGTTCCAGATACTTCATTGAGTGAAAGGTCTAAATATGGTATTGGTATTCGCCCACAACAAACTTTATTTAAAAATAGATTTACCGCTCTGCGTAATGTAATTGAATATGCTAATAGTGTGTTAATTACTATCCCAGTAATTTCTAATTATAGTGTTCCTAATTTAACTTCAGCTGAACCTCATCCTACACAGTACCTAACATTAGAGTCTATAGACGAATTACCGTTAATTGATTACCTTAGCACATCGACTGTGACAGTGCTATCCGATTCAACATACAACGGTGGATGGACTGTATATTCATATAATCCTGTAAAAACTAATTGGCAGAGAGTCAGAACTCAAAGCTACAATACTAATCTTTACTACAGCCTAGTAGATTGGTCTGCCCCTACATATAATCCTTATCAAAATATTGTGGCACAACTTGGCTCAGTATTTGAACTAGGCTCAGTATCATATGCCCCTGGGGATTATATAAAAGTCAGTAACCGAGGCAATGGTAACTACATTATTGTAGAACAAGTTAACACATCTACAGGACAAGTTGGGACATTTGGCAATAATTTTAATATTGTTTATGAACAAAATGGAACATTCCAAATAGATAATGCTATATGGGATAGATTTCCTGGCTGGGACGAAACATACAACTACAATCAAACTTTGTTTGATCAAACACCTGATAAAGAAATTCGTATTCTTTTAGATATATTGAAGAATGATATTTTCATTAATGATTTACAGTATCATTGGAACAACATATTCTTCACTGCTGTAAAATATGCTATTGCTGAACAGCCTGCTCTTGATTGGGTGTTTAAAACATCATTTATAAATGTAACTAATTTTGCAGGCCAGCTATCTCAGCCTCCAATTTATAAACTTGCAGACAGTTCTTTTTATGAAGAATACATAAAAGAAGTTAAACCTTATCACACTCAGATTAGAAAATTCACTACTCAGTATGAAGCAACAGATACTTCTTTTAGCAGTGTGTCAGACTTTGATTTCCCATTCTATTATGATTCAACCAAGCAAACATTTGTAGCACCTCAGATATCTACTGCCACAGTTATGTTTAATCCAGTTCGAGAAATGGATACAACACTGGTATTTGATAGAGTTGGCATCCGTAATCAAATAGGAGGGTTATCAGTATCTGATACATTTATAGGTGATGGTGCAACATTAATATTCCCATTAAGTTGGGTAGCACAGGCTGATAAGTCTAAAATAGTTGTAACAGTGACTGGACAATATGTGTTGCCATCAAGTTACACTATTGATTATTATACTCAAACTTACAATGGATATAAAAAGTCCTATAGCAGACTAAAATTCTTAGATGCATCTATGCCACCTGCTGTAGGAACAACGATTACTGTATCTTATCAAAAGAGCACTTCGCTAATGACCGCAGTTGAGCGTATAGAAAACTTCTATAAACCAACATCGGGTATGCCAGGCTTTAACTCACTAGTTGGAACTTTAACTCAGTTAATGGTGGGTGCAGAAGATCCTAGAACACAATTTGGCGGTTTATACGAAGGTACTTACACTGCTACAAATACATCTACTAGCATTTATTCTGTGTCATCTTCATTGTATACCACAGGCACAGTAGTATTTGATACACTGGTCAACGGTGGCGCATATTCAACCATAACTGGACTACTTAATGCAACTGGTTTAGATCCTAGAGAGTTGGTCATTGACGGCGGCAACAATTTCATAGCCACCGCTAGTGGTTCAGCTCCGGAAGAAATACTGCCAGGATTTACCGCTGACACATTGGGTATTGATGTTTATACAAGACCAACAATTGGGTCATCCCCTGTTATATTAATCCACTCTCAACTGGTCGCATTCAGAGGTACCACCGTAGAAGTTCCTTTAGATGTAATGCCTACTACTCCGGGTGGTATGATAGTTACTTTTGGTGATGTTCCTTTGGATTACGTGGCCGATGGAAAATTTACTACAGAGAATCAATATTCAATTGATTGGTTTAATCGTAAACTACTAATACCAGATCAAGTAGCTCCACGAGGAATTTTGACATATAGGATTTTTGGTGTTGGCACTACTGGCACTAATGATTTGGGTATTTTGGATCACGTTAGTCTTCAAGTTTCAGATGCCGCTGGCGCTGGATTTACCACAACTACTTTAATTAGTTTAGCCAGCATACATGATGTTGGTAGTGCTTATGTCACCAATAACGGAGTACCAGTTACTAGATTCTTTGATCCTGTCAACCCACATACTCCTTATTATGACATACAACCAGCGAACAGTGAAAATGATAGAGCAGCCGCTGTAGTTTATTGGAATACCACTACACAGGTTGGCGACCGCTCAGTAGATGCATGGTTCTTTAATATTGAGCATCCTTCGTTCAACTCTATTTTAACACAACGATGGGATTATACTACTGGTACTAATGGCATACCTCAACCAATACCACTTTTCCCTGCAGGCCCTGATTTGGCCTATGGACCACCAAGTGATCAAGTAATTGTGGAAGCATACGACAAGGGTGGAGTGCCAAGAAGATTGCGTCCTCCTTATACTAGATATTACACAGTTGAATCTTTAACGTCACTGAACTATCCAATTTATGATTTGACCAATACTAATTTTATATCAACATTGACCAATGTCAATGTGTATCAGAATGGCGTAAAATTAGATCCTACAGCGGCAAATCACTATGTTATTAATAGTAGCACAGTGAGTATAAATTCACAATCACTGGCAGTAAAAGTAGGAGATACTATTGCTGTTGAAGCATTTAATCCTATTGATATTACTAACTCATCTACATACACTACCGCAGTATACACTGCCACAATGGCATATTCATACGATTATGCATTGAAGTTTGATGAGATACTGCGTGGTTATCAGTTATACTTAACACCTAACTATTGGAATACAACAACTGAAAGTATCAAGATTACAACATTTAATAATCAAGATAGCTTGATGATGGAGCAACAATCATTTGTTGGCAATCCTAATAGAACATATAAATTAGATAGAACTGTTGTAGATCCAACTTATTTGTGGGTCACAGTAAACACTACAGCATCTGGAGAACTTATATTAAGTAATAATATTGATTTCCAATTGTTGTCAGATCAACGTACAATTTTATTGAGTGATGTATTTGTCGCTTCTCAAGATAATGTATCATCTGCATCGACTACTACAGGCGCTGCCTTTGGCGGAAATGCTATTACACGATATGATTCAGTTGTAGTGACCAGCGTGGCAAGTCCTTCAGTATCTAGCGAGAATTTAGCATACAGAATTTTCCTTCCTATTGTTTCAGGACCTGCACAATACACCAGAATTTCAACAGCTAACTCAACATACTTGATCAATCCGTTAACTGCTTCAGATACTGAAATTTATGTAGCAGACTCTACGGTATTGACTCCGCCCAACGCGGCCTTAAATCGTCCAGGAGTTATTTTGGTTAACGGTGAGCGAATTGAATTCTTCCAAATGGAGAGAGAAGTTTTAAGTCAACTACGCCGTGGAACTTACGGAACTAGCCCTGCTGATTATAATCAAATTGGCACACGAGTTATTGACCAAGGAACATATCAGAACATTCCAGGTGTGGATGATGTGGTCTTTATACAAAATACTTTAACTCATACAAGTAATGCTCTGAATAATGTATATAAAATTTCTACAGCCACTATATATGGATGGTGGGATACTATAACAAGTTCTACAGTAAGATGCGATGGCATTAAACTAATGACTTCGATAACTGACGAGTTAAATCCTAGAGGCTTGTTCCCGTTTGACCCATACACTGGAAAAATTGTATTTGGTAAAGAAGTGTACAGCGTATCTACAGCCAGTATTGCTGCCAAGGATCAAGTAGAAGTTTATTATGGTGGAGTCAAGTTGAGAAAGGATCCTTCATACATTCACGACACCACTGTGATGTATGACGGTATTTCAACAGCACAGATTATATTATCAACTTCTACGTTCACAAACGCTATATTCCCAACGTTTGACAATATTGAAGATTTATCTAATGTCTATCGTAGAATACCACAGGATCAGTTAATCCATCCTTATCCTGCATATATTACAACTGACACTAATATTGTTTGGGTCTACAATCCTGGACGTTCACAGTCTATTATTAATCATACAGTATCGACCATGTCTGAGTTACCTACAACAGTGACAACCGGTACCACATATCTTGTAACTCAAAATAATGTAGTGTATTGGTCAACTGGTACTGGGTTTGTGGCAACTGCTACCCTAGGATTTGTAGACTCTGGATTACGAGCAGTACCTGCTGATTTTAGTATCGTTACTGCAACTCAAACTTTAATATTAAATACAGCAACGGTAAAGATTCATGATGGTGCATTGTTAACTGTTGTTATGAGACGAGTTGGCGCAAGCTGGAATGATCTTGATCCAAATAACCCTATGTCTAATACAATATCGATATTAACTAGTACAAATGCTGTAGCACAATTCTTACGTGAAGGACCAGCGGCATTGCCAGATCAAAGCTTCTATGGCGGTGAAATTTATCTACTTGATAATACTGGAACTCCGTTATCAGATCAAGATGGAAACCCATTATGGGGTTATTAAAAGGATAGAACATGTCAAATATAAATTTATTACCAACAATTAGCTCTACAGCATCGACTTATTTTGTAGTTACTCAAAACAGTGTAGCTTACAGATTTGCTTGGCGAGACTTGGCAAATTCAGTACAGGGTATTGGTCCACAAGGAACTGCTGGCCGTAACGGAACGAATGGAGTACAAGGGCCAACTGGCTTTGGTGCTCAAGGATTTACTGGAGCACAAGGGTCTGGGCCACAAGGAACCCAAGGAATTGGAGGAGCTCAAGGTGCCGGTGGAACTCAAGGAACTGCTGGTGCAAATCCTGCATTTAACGTGATCCCCGCCCCACTTAGTTCTACATCTTCAGGGTTTGTTGGACAGATTGCCGCAGACAGCACTTATATCTATGTTTGTGTAGCTGCCAACAACTGGAGAAGAATATACGCTCCTGTGTCAAGTGGATTTTAATTAGATAAATATCATTATGGAACAAGAAAAAATGACTAGTCAACCAGAAAAACAACCCAATGAACAGGGCAATATAGTGCTAAAAGGACATATTAAAATCTATGATCCTACGACTAAAGAAGTCTTTATTGACAAAGACAACGCTATCAACTATGAAAATTTTAGTTTGAGCTTGGCGCAGAGTGTCAGTAACCAAGGATTAGGCATGATTGAGGGTATTGCCTTTGGTAACGGCGGTACTAGAGTAGACAACACTGGTATTATTACGTATTTGACACCAAACGTTATTGGTGTAAGTGCTAGTTTATATAATCAAACTTACTATAAAGTAGTTGATGCAAAACAAACATATGACTTGGATCCAGCAAGAAATTTCATGCAGGCCAGACATGTTCCTGGAGCATTTTACAGTGATGTATTGATCAGTTGTTTATTAGATTTTGGTGAGCCAACAGGCCAACAAGCATTTGATAATGCTACGAATTCGGACGGAACATTCGTATTTGATGAATTAGGAGTGCGTGCCTATAGTCCCAATGGTCCTGGTACAGGTCCGTTGCTAACTCACGTTATTTTCCACCCTGTACAGAAGTCATTGAACAGATTAGTGCAGGTTGATTACACTATCCGTATCCAAAGTTTAAGTGCTTATACGACCGCTGGAGTTTAATAAATGGCCTACACGATTTTAAATAACGATGGAACAGTATTATTGAGATTGGCCGATGGCACAATCAATAATACTCAAACCAGTATTACCTTTGTTGGTAGAGATGTTCCAGGTTATGGCCAATATCACAATCAAAATTTAGCAATACTGCTGACAAACTCAGCAAACCCTAACTACAAGCCACCGTCAAATCCTATTAAAGGTCAGTTATGGTATGACAGTACATACAGCAAACTTAGAATATTTGATGGTATAAAATTTATAACCGCTGGCGGCGCAACACTGAGTGGTCAACCTCCTGCAGGTATGACCGCAGGTGACTTTTGGTACGATACAACTAAACAAGAATTAAATTATTTTACTGGTTATCAATACAACACAGTATTTTCATACCCTGCAGGTGAAACATCAGGATGGTACATTCCTGGCCAAGTTGGCGCTGGTACTAGTATTGTAGATAACGTATTCCAATACCCACAACAAGTTGTGTTGATGGAAGATTTCAACGTGGTTGTTGGAGCTATCAGTAATTCTACGTTTACAGCCACTGCTCAAGATAGTACTAATCCTTTACGATTTTATCAAGCTAATCAAGCAAATACTATAATCCGTCAAGGTTTAAACATCTTTGGAAACATTTCGGCTACTGCTACAATATACTCTACTGGATTAATTGTAACTGGGCCAGTCAGCTTAGGTTCATTGGTAGTAACTGGACCTATGCAAAGCCAGACATTGCGAGTATTTTCAACATCAACTCTGGGACCAGTACTATCTACAGGTACTATTGAAACTAGCGGATTGATGAAAGCCACTTCAATGGAGACTAATAATATTTTAGTAACTCCTGGTATATCAAATCTACAAGGGGTCCTAGCAGTCAACACTACAGTTACCAATTTAAATGTAACAACTCAAGCGGTAATAACTGGTGTAACTAATGCAACTAGTACTAACTCAGGTGCTTTACAAGTAGCTGGCGGTGCTGGTATTGGCGGAGATGTTTGGATTGGTGGCGATTTATATGTTGACGGAACACAGACAATCGTAAGCAAAACAACAATCCAAACTGCTGATAGAGTAATTTATGTAAGCACAGCCAGTGGCCCAGCCGCGGTAACTATTAATAGTGGACTTGGTATTGGTCCAGTTGGTT